AAGCCATTGATAAGCTTTTTAAGCTTCTCTGACATTGATTATCCAAGCATATCTTGTTGGAAGCCAGCCCCGGTATTATCTTCGGCCAGCAAAGAGCGGCGCCCACGCATTGAAAGCTTGCGTTGCGCTTCTTCTTCTTCTTTGCGCTTTTCCTCGTCTTCGATCTTTTTAAGTGCGCGTTGTTCTGCTGCAATTTCAGCGGCACTCGGCCCCGGCGCAGGCGCTGGTTTTGATCCACCCATTACAAATTCTCCAAGCTATAGCCTTTGGGCAAGGTCACAATTCCGCCTCGCTTTCTCAATTCACAAAATAAGCGCCACGGCGTATGAAAGAATATGTTAATCCCTAAGAGATAAGCAACAACACTTGAGCAATTTACAAAAAACCGGGTTTTCCATAGAAATTTGTCCGGTTTTGCCGTGTATTGAACGGTAACGCAATCATTTGCTGCTCTAAGCATTTTAATTGCTTCTGCCTTTGTCAGCGGCTGAACAGCCATGTGTTTATTGGTTACATCGACTTTGAGCCAAGTATCTGTCCGAGCATCATAGGTAAACGCCCAACAGTGTTGAAAGCCCTGCTTTAAGATTTTTATCCAATCTCCGACTTGGTGTGCATCGTGAAAAACGACGAACCACGTTTTAAGGCCAACTTTTTTTTCGGCAATCATAGTGCTTTTGCGTGTCTACGACGTTTTTTAAATGGAGACCAGTTTTTCTTTGCGACAACTGGCCTTGAGGATTGCCGCTGACCGCGAAGGACGTTTCTGCCCTCGCCGCCGCCAATGACGGCGTATTGCAGGGCATCGTGAACGTGAGAGAACTTATTTTTATTCGGCTTTTCCTCGTACCTTTCTCCGGTTACTTGAAGGCGACGATAGTGGTAGCCACCGAGAAATCCTGTAACGAGGGTTTGACAATGCTGCCTGTCAATCAAAAAGCCTGAGTTTCCTTCCACCATTCGACTGAGTAGGCCGTTTACGGCTTCAATTCTAACGATAGGGTCATTAGATGGGGCCGGACGAGCCGTAATCCCTGCGCCTCTCAGTATCTCAAACGGTGTGGATTCGTCCGTCTGCGCTCTAAAATCGCCAGATGGATCGCCGTAGAAGATAATCTCATGGTCTGGAAACTCCTCCGCAACAAAGCGGCGCAAGACTTCCGCAAAGCGAATTGCCCCCATATCGACGCAAACCAACTCTCTCACGACAAACCACCGCCCATTAGGCATTTTTTGAGCGAATGCAGCGGCTGGCGTCAAACCAAAGTCGATCCCGCAATAAATAGGCATCGGCCCTATCTCAAGACCGTCCTTGGCTATATGGCTCATTTCTGAGAAGCCCTGATAAACTGGCTTGCCTTCTTCAATCGTGCCAAGGCGGTTCATCACATAAACGTCAATCCATGACCGGGACTTGCCTCGGATCATGTTTTCATAATAGCTGGGAGGAAGATTCTTGACGTTCTCGGCTTCGGGGTTCTTTTCGTAACCCAAAAGCTCGTTTTCTTTGCCACGAACCTCTCTCATACCCCCCGGCTGGTTGAAAAATTCCCAGTTATCCGGCTTTAGAAGCATCAGCGCGTCTTCTTCGCTAATATGGTCAGGAACAGGCGCATCCCCAGACATAATAGCCCACCAATGGTCTGTATCCGGTGCGTTAGTATCCATGATAACACCCGACCACGTGGCGCCAACTCCGTCTTTTTGGCTTGGATAACGGCCTACGCGGGACGTAGCCGCATCAATAATAGCCTTGGGAACCTCTCTGGCCTCGTTGATCCACGCCCCGGTCAACTCCAAAGAGAGCAATTTCTTTACATCGTCCGGCGTATCAAGAGGTATGAACAATACCTCCATGTTGACATCACCTTTTCGTATGTGGTGCGTGAAAGGCGGCGACCACCGAAAGTTTCCCCACTCGTTTTCTGGAAACCATTGAAGCCACGTGGCGATAGTAGTGGTCCGAAGTTCAGGGTTGGTATTTCGAATGACTGCAAATTTTGAGTATCGGATTCCATCGGAGGCCTTTTCTTGCTGACAGGCGCGGCGAAACAACTCTATACAGCAAGCGACTGACTTGCCGGACCCGACAGGGCCGCGAATGCCCCTGACGAACTTCTCTGATTTCATAAATTGCTTAGAAACCTCGCCGGAAGGCGTGTATTTAAGATTCGGCATCCTTAATCCTGTCCACTAGAACCGCCGTGACCTGATTCACACCTACAACAAACGCGCTGGCGACCGCCAAATTTTTTTGAACGTCAAGTTTGTAACCAATATCACCGAAAATCAGCCCATAATCACGCGCAGCCCTTTCAAAAGCGACATTTGCAACCTTTTGAAAAGCTGTAGAAGATGGGTCAACGTCTAATTCGGCGTAAACCCACTCCCGGCCAATCTCCGGTTTGCCGTCCATTAAACACGGACACCTTGAAGCTGTGCGTAAAACTCCACTAGACCGCTCAAATCGTCATTGACGGTCATGGATATGTATTCCTCACCATTATCAATCCGAAACGGCGTACCCGAATTGGCAAAAGTCCAGCAAATAGCAAGATAATGATCGCCAGAACCATGAGTATCAAGCCGGGTGTCGTAGCAAACCCGATTCCAGCTAGCATTTGACTTAATCGGAATACCGTCAAGCAAATCAATAGCAACAGAATTGTCACTTGAATTTTTAATGCAAAAAGTAACCCCATTGGAAAGCACCGAAAGCGCCCCAAAACTATCCGCAGTAAAATTACCCGCATCCCTGATATGAACAAGCATACGATGAACCTCAACGTGACCACCAACAACAGGAATATACTTAAACTCCTGTGGCGTAATGGACCCATTTACGCTCATATTCTTTGTGCCACCGCCGTCTCCGTCGCTGTCCAAATAACGAAAAACATGACTTCTAGCCATTACCTAAACCCTTTTCAGCCAACATTGCATAAAACTCTACACCCTCAGAAACACGGGCCACATCACGTATCTCCCGTAATGCAGCCCGTAAACGCTCATTTTCCTCTTTGAGCCGGTTAAGCTCACTATAAACTAACTCATTATGGTTCAATGCCGTACACCAATCCGCGAAGAACACAACTCCGCAATCAACTCAGACAAAATCATAATCACCTGATCCGTATCAACAACATTACTATCAGGCCCCGTATCCGTCGCATGCCAAGAACCAGCCCGATCATAACTCAACATCAAGACATTCACTTCCTCACCACCATGAAACTCCTCATGGGCATCAAAAGCACCAACCAAACGCTTTGAAAACTTCATTTCACAAACATCCCCGAATCAATCATAGCCTTCAACTGCTTCTCAAGAACCTCCGGCCCTAAAGCCTCTATAACCCTATCCGCTTCACGATCAGTGCATAAATCATCAGGATAAAAATTAATGTGAACTCGCTTCACAACCTGACGCAAAGCAATCAACTGCTCGTGACTTAAACTAGATAAAAAACTCATCAATCATACCCAAAAGGTTAACGGACTTTAAAAGTACCTATCGTGTGTGTGATGGACCTTATACCAACGAACAAGCAGTCTTTTTGAACCCCACCCACTGGTTGCCGCTGGACAGAATCAGCGAACCCGGGGGGAGGGGGGTCAATCCATCTAGTGCCACAAGCTCAGACATCTGTGCCTCTCTCAGTCACCCAGATTGATCTGTACGTTCAAGTCACCAAGCACCATAGAGCCTTGCCTTTCCTGTGCTTTATGCCCCGCTCTGTCGAGTACGTCCTGTGCTGCTTGCAGCTTCACGTAGTCGCTTTTAGCGGTGTCGAGAAGGGACTCGATTACCTGCTGTGCCTTTACGGCCTGTAGCTTAGACCCGTTTGCGATACATACGTCTAGGTATTCCATAACGTGTGGAAGTCTAAGGTTTCTGCTGGCTGACACGTGTGCGGAGTTGGCTGCATAACCGGCTTTCACGGCTGCTTCTTCCTGTGTTGTGCCGGGAATAAACAGGTTATCAACCAAAGCACGTTGCTTAGCAGTGAGCTTGCTTCCGGCTTCTTCGATAGTGGCTTTATCTAATGATGAAATCATTTTTCCCATGATTGTGCCTCCTGTTAAGAGAAGATTGGCTCCCCCCCTGACCCCCCCTCAGTGCATGATCCATAAAAGCAGGTCAATTCACATTTCCAACATATTGATGCATTAGGGGCTTTTCCACAAGTGTTAGTGTCTGTGAACAAAAGTGGCTTCTGTTTTGTGTCGTTTTTTCTCTCGATTCGGAACGTTAATCCGGCTCTATTACGCTAGGCTCCTTCGTCGCCAAGCTTCACCGAGCCACCTTCGGTGTCTCGTCCCATTCGGGTAACGATCCGGCGTATGTCGAGATCACCCTTTCCATCTACCAGTGGCGGCTACTCGGAGAGAGCAGGTCAGCGGATCACGCCCCTGCGTCGGCAGTTGGCCTAGCTTCCTAGCCATCACTGAGCAACTTTACGGTCTCTCGGGTGTTACAAGACTGCCCCCAATGCCACAACGTGCAGTGTAGCCGCCCTGCTGGGGCGTGGGCATATCTACATAAGCCCCCTCAAGACGCCATATGTCTGTTGGCGTGAGTGATCCGAATCCAACGCCTTCCTTGCATCACCTCAGTCAGACTCACACGCACGGGCTAAAGCCCGGCCGTGTTCGCCCTTCGGGAGCGCAAGTACTATTCCGGTTCCTCCCATTCTATCCCCGCTTTCTGCTCGTTCCTCGCAGAGCGGGGATGAACGGTTCCCTCCCAAATAGCACTTGTCGCTTCTGCATGAGGCAATGCTGCGGGTCGTTGTTCTTCGGAACACTCTTGCCGCCATATGGCGAGGGGGCTGATGTAGAAGCCACTTACCGCGCAGGGCGGCCACCCTTTCGATGTGTCATCGGGGGCAGGTAACACCACGGAGCCCGCAAAGCCGCTAAGTGATGGAGTCAGCACGGCAACCGCCTAGCAGGGGCGGTGTTCCGAAGACCTGTTGGGAGTTTGGGAAGGTGGCGTTTGCGCCTTCCCAGATTTCATAAGCCTATACCGAGTATGTGCTTATGAAATCCACAGCAACCGAAGGAGTTAAAAATGTCAATGTACCGAATCCAATTCGAAGACACTGCCGACAACGGATTACCAACGGCAAACGTAATTTATTTGTGCGCCGAAAACGCACAACAAGCCGTTGATAAGTCCGGCCACGCAAACTGGATCATCAATGTCCGTGTTCTTGACAAAAATGGCAGAACCTCAGTTTGCACTGATTGGAGCTAAAAAATGAGAGTCAACCAAAACACAGTCGGCATCTTCGCCAACACTGAAGATTACAAGACCGACAAAGGAAAGAAACGCTGCTTGGAGCAACGCAAGTTCACCAAGCGCCTTTCCTCACCAGTTCGTCGCTTCAAAAAGAAAATCGTCACTACTGACGTTGAAGCATTTATTGCTGCATCCCGCAGCTAACCCCAGCCAGATAGGAGTATACATCATGGCACTTTCCGAAAACGTAAAAGCAAAAGCAGACCTCACCGTTGTTGAAGCCAACAAGGCGTTTCACAACACCCAAACGGCTTTTGATTGGGACACCTACAAGGAACACACGGCTAAAATGTCGATGTTCCGCAAGCGCCAGCTTCGCTTCGAGTATGTGACCTTCGACCACTGGCTCAACCCCGGCGACCTCGACATCGCCACTTACGAAACTTCGCTTCGCGAGGCGATTGAAACAGACCCCGAGGTTCGGGTTCCGATGGCTCGCTTGGCCTACAAACGGGTTGTCACCCACAGTGTCGAAGCCGCTTCGGCCATTGTTCGTTGCGCCAAATACGCGCTCGAACTCAACAAGAAATCCTAATCTCCCTCACCTTGCCGCCCTGCTTTCGGGTGGGGCGGCACTCTTTTTCCCAAGCCAGCTTCGGCTGTCTTGGAAAACAGAGTTTAACCCGCAAACAAAGGAGTTTTGCATCATGGAAAACGTAGTTAACAAAATCCGCAACTTTAACATCTCAGAAATGTCTCCGTGGCAAGCAATGGTCGCCCTTTGGCTACTTCTCATTGCTGTCCTCGTTGGACAAGCTGGGATGACATCCGTACTCACCCTTTTGATGATGAATGCAATCTTTATAGCGGTTCCTGTCGCTATAATGTGCAAATTGGCCGCTGATAGCGTGAATGAACAACGATTTAGCCCAGCCTACGAATGGAGAAACGTACAATGACCCTTGAAACAGCAACAGCGCAACTCTCGCGCTTAAAACAAGAACGCCTGTCCGTTATCGAAGAATTGCTCGACTTGGAAAGCGAAGAAAGCCTCGAACTGGCGTTCTATGACAGTCAAATCCTTAATCTGGAGTCATTCTTATGCTTGAACTCGCTTTGATTCTGATTTTTGCGCCTGTTTTGGCCGCTTTTTTCATCACTTGGATACGGAGGTTCTGATGAAAACGAAACAAGTCACAATGGACCTAAAACTAACCGTCGATCTTGATCCGGTTACAGGCCCGTTCTCTAAAATCGAAGATTTTGTCACGCTAGTTGACAAGCTGCTCCAAGATTATGCTTCAAATTACAATCCGAAGCTGTCTTGCGAAACCAAATACATCAAAACAATTGAAATTGAATAAGAGGCTTTGATGAACAAAACCCAAATCGAAGAAGAACTTTACATCGCTATGGGACAGGCTGTGCAACTACAAGTGCAGTCTGTTTTGAGCGATGAAGAACGCGCTGAACTCGCTGAACACCTGCTCTCGCACATTCACAATGCGCTGTGCATGATTCAACAATCGGAGAAGTAAAATGGAAGTCTTGATCGCTGGTGCTGTCGCTGCGGCAGCTATGTTGTTCCTCATCCTTAAATTCGGCAAGCTTCGCAGAATCCTTGCCTTTGACAAATGGATCGACATTCTCGTTACGCTTGGCGTCGGCATTATGTTTTTTGGAACATTCTCAGGCATGATGGTCGCCGTTACGGCTGGCTGCATTGTGTCTGCATTCCTTTACTTCGCCAAAAAGCTCGTAGGATGCGATAAGCTCACATGGAAAGGCTGGAAGCCTGACGTTGAGCCTTGGGAGCCTACAATGGCGAAGTATGCAAAATGGAGAGCAAAATGCACCTCTACCACGTTGCACTCCTCTTAATTCCACCAATGGCGTTGTTTGTGTTAGGCGGCGTCTTTTACCTCAAAGTCTGGCCCATCATCGTCAAGGAGTATTGGATATGGCGCTTATACAGAAAGCAACGCGCAAATTCTTCGAAGGAATAGACTTCGTTGAGCGCGTTGTTCCTACGCCCTCATGGTTCCGCTACGCTGCACTTCGCCTTGGAGCCTTCATTATGACCTATCTTGGCACAATCAGCCTCACAGTGCTGATTTTGGCCCTCTCAGGCATAATGCTGTCATTCGGCGCAGTTATTGCGCTCGTTCCACTTGCCATTTTTATCGCAATCCGCGTTTCTGGCGCTCTCACTGAAAAATGGAGGTCAAAATGAGATATTTAACCAGATGCACAAAGTGTAACGTGCATTTCCCCGTAGCATTCGAAGGAGATACCGAATGTTACCCATGTTCAAAAAAGGAGAAAACCGTTGAAAAACGATCCTTACGCGAAAGACTTAGCTGGCTTAAAATATCGCCAGCGCGTAAAGCCTTCAAAGCGGCAAATTCGTAAAGCACGAATACAAAAAGCCATTTTGAAAGAAGCACTTTTTGAAGAAGCTGTTGAGCGCGAAGAAAGAGAGGAATACGAAGCGCAAATGGCACACAACCTTTCACTTAGATATCCCGGTTGCTAGGAGGTAACAATGGATACAATTGCACTTATCGAAGCCTTAGATGAACTGAAACAGATTGTTTCAGAGAAACAAGACAACGAAAATCTTACAGAAAAATGCGATAACATAAGAACAGCTATTAGCGACGCTGTTTCAAGTATGGAATCTGCAATGTCTGAACTTGAAAATCTGGACTATTCCATAAACGAAGCAAAAAGCCAGATTGAAGCAGCGAGAGACGAAATTTCAGAATACTGCTTCTAATTAAAAGGGGCGGCAGACCCCAACAATCTAACCGCCCCACGGAGGTAACATTGTCCATATACACTAAATGTTGCCTCAAAATCAACCCAACTGCACAAATTGTTGTGCACAACGCTAAAAGCGAAGGAAGTAACGATGAATATGATTTCAAAACCAACCCAAATGCTGATTCAAGACATTGATACCAGCGCAATCGACTTTGAAGTTGATCGTCGCCCTGTCTTTGGTGTTCGTGACCGATACACGCCAGATGGTCGACTTGAAGAAGTTTTCGAGCCAATCGAAGACCGCTTTGAGTTTTTCCGCAAAGACACTGGAAAAACCCTTGGCGTTCACACTGGCAGCTATCGCCATAACGGCTACAAACAACACATCGACAAAGTGCTTGAAGCTGTCAAAGAAATGGGAAGCCGCGATCAAATTGATTTGTCTGGCGCTCCTGTCAATTTCAGCGTTTACGAAGGAGGTCGCAAGCTCAAGCTTGATATTACTTTTCCCAACAACATCATTGAGCCAAAAGTAGGCGATATTACCAAACTTCGCTTGCGTGATTGGGACAGCTACGATGGTAGCTGGGGCCGACGCCTCTGGATTGACGGCTTGCGCCTATGGTGCTTGAACGGATGCACATCCCCTGCCTTTAAACTTGGATTTTATGCCAAGCACACAAAATCGCTCTCAAGCGATGAGTCAATTCATCGAATGGTGACTTCGATGGAGCGCATGGTTACGGATTTCTATGAAAACGAAGCCAAATTCAAACGCTGGATCAACACACCAGTTACCTTTGAAGACGGCGAACAAATGTTCTCGAAAACCCTAGCGTTTCAGCCAAAAGCCGTCAAAGAAGATGGCGAATGGAAACATCATTCCGTCAATACGATGGATGATTTGCGCGAAAAGCTTGGCAACAACTTTCGACAAGTCGGGGCAAATATGTACGGTGTCTACAATGCAGCAACCGAATGGGCCACCCATGTCAATAAAACGCGAGGCGAAGTGCATAACGTAGAGCGCACTCGCGAATCTAAAGTTGCTTCCATGCTCAAATCTAACGCATGGAACAAACTTGAACGCTTTTCAGCTTAACGGAGGTAAAAATGAAAGGCTTAAAAATTCGCATCGACGGCAACATTGAGTTTACGCCAGAAAATGTTGCACTTCTCAATAAAATCGAAGCTTCTATGATTTCAAAAGAAGAAGTCGATTACACATTCTCTCAAACCAAATCTGATACGACTCAGTTTTGGTACAAAGATGAAATGCGCCAAAACTACGTCAATTATCGCGTAATTGATTTGGAATCAATAGTGCCAAAAGGGGAAACCCTTTATGAATCCTATCAAGACGCCATTAAAGCTCGTGACGAATACGATGCAAAAATGGCCTCATAAAGACATCTTTGAGTCCTATAGTGACGGTGAGTGTGATCCAGAAGGATACACCACCGTTACACTGGGCTTCAAAGGCAAACCCAAATGCGAAACCTTTAACAAACCATGCCAAGACCCGCAAGTTTGCCCAAAATTGCAGTCTTGTACCCGATTACTCACAATGCAATCAACAAACTAAGCTTGACTGCACTTGTGCATCTGGCCTATCAAAGAATTTGGAGGCCAGATGATTAAAACATACCTACAACAATTAAAAGAAATTGCAGAAGAAACCGGATGGAAGCTTAATGAAGCTTGCATTGATGCTGGCATATCTGAAACAACTTATTACAGATGGGCAAAAGGCAATTATAATCCTCGGGAAAAACAAGCGAAAAAAGTCGCTGAACACATGGTCAAATTCCGAAGATAGCATCTTTGATTACGAACGAATTGTTCGAATTCTCCGTCAAAGACGGATGGAAGCTGGATTTACACAAGATGCTCTTGCGGAACGTATCGGTATAGCACACCGACTCGTAGCTATGTGGGAAGTAGGCATAAGAAAGCCATCAGCGCACTTGTTATGCTTATGGATGGCAACGCTGCAAATCAGATTGGAGATACCTCCTTATGAAAACCCGCAGTCAGATTGGCAAAATGAGCAGAGCGAAAGGCGCCAGAATCGAGAGAGAAACCGTTACTCGTTTTCAAAACGCCGGAATTGAAGCAAAAAGAACAGCATTGCTTCAAACCAATAAAAATAACGACGACTCAGACGTTATCGTAACCCTAAAAACAGGAGAAACCATCAAAATCGAAGTAAAAGGCCGAGCGAAAGGCACCCAATTCCATCGCTGGCTAGAAGGCAATGACGCCCTTGTGTATAGAGTTGATAAACAAGAGCCGTTAGTTGTTATCCCCTTTGACTCTTACATCAAATTGCTTGGAGGTAATGAAGATGAGTGTGAAAGCCCTGACATGGGCATTTGAACAAAAACTAAGACCCACCCAAAAAATCGTACTTCTTGCACTTGCTGACCACGCTAATGACTCCGGTGAATGCTGGCCGGGGATTAATAAGCTATGCGAAAAAGCTGGCGTAAGTCGGTCAACACTCAAAAGGGCGCTAGAAGAACTTGAAGAAAACGGATTTATCCAACGACAAGAGCGAAAGCGACAAAACGGATCTCAGACATCAAACCTGTACTTTTTGACATTGGAGGGGGTTCAAAATGAACCGGGGGGTAGTCCACAGGTGAACCCCCCAGAACCGTCATTAGAATTACAACTAGATAATAGTCTCAGAAAACGAAAAGGAGTTGAGACACCTATACCTGACGATTTTGCACCCAACGCAGAAACCATTGCTTTTTGCAAAAAGAACAGACCCGATGTGAATATCGAACGATTTACGCTCATGTTCATAGAAAGCTGCAAAGCCAGCGATAGACGCTACGTCCAATGGCAAAACGCATTCAAAAAATGGGTCATCAACGAACGGAGTAACAGCAATGGAAAAACTTTCCGAAAACCTACCAAACCTACCAGCGAAGAAATCTTCGACGCAGTTACAGAAGCAGTCGAACTCTCTAAAACCATTAACAGTCTGCACCACTGAGGAGCGCCGTGTGCGACTCAACGCTATGTTAGAGCGTGAGCAAGCGCGGCTTATTCCAGCAGAGAAAGAACGAATCGGAAAAATGTTGGCCGTTGTGGCCAAAATGATAGGCGCTCCGATACCAGATGCCGAAACTCTTGCGCTTTATATCCGCTTTTTAGGAGAATATCCGCAAGACTTGATTGACCAGATGGGCGAATACGTCATTCGCCATCACAAATACAATACGTTCCCACGTGTAGCAGACTTTGAAGAACCTGTGCGCGAACAACTTTTTTGGCGGAAACAAGCCGTTAAAGAAACCATAGAAACACGAAAGATGTATTGCTTAGATTGAGACTTGCACTTCTGCAAGTATTTGCTAAGCTATAAATCCCAACAACGCGAGGTAACAATGAACGCTTTAGAAGAAGCAAAAAAACAAGTGTCTCTGGCGCAAAGCCTGTCGGCACTTACCGCAATCTACAAAATCGCATCAAACAATCAGGATCAGGACGAATATACGCTTCGTCACTGCCTGACTCACATTGAGGAAATAGCAGAAAAAGCCATCATTGCAAAAGGAGGTAACAAACAATGGAATTTTTAAGCGGAAAAAACGCCTACCAACAGGAATTTGGTAATCTCGGACTTTCTAAAGACCAAAAAGATTTTCGGTCCAAGGGAATCGGCGGCTCTGATGCAAAACTTCTCTGGGAAGGAAAATGGGCTGAGCTTTACGACCGGATTAACGGCGAAAGCGAAGACCTTTCCGAAGTGTTCAAAGTTCAACTTGGGCATGTCACTGAGAAATTCAACATTCTTTGGAACGCAAAAGTGCATGATTTCGAGGTAGCGTTCCCGGGCGGGATTGCACATGAGAACTTCCAGTTTATCAGATGCCACGTTGACGCCATTGGTAAAGATGCCATTGGCGAATTTGTAATTGATGCCAAGCACACCGCCGCGCAATCGCCTTGGTGGGGGCCGCAAGAAGTTGCTGAATACTACTACTGGCAAGCACAACACAATATGCTAGCCACAGGAATCGGCCGATTTGCATTAACGCCAATCTGGGGAAACGAGCTTGATGAAATGATTTTCATCGGCGCTGTTCCAGACCACCAAGAAGAATACCTTGAAAGAGCGCAAGCTTTTTGGTGGCACATTGAAAACAATGAACGTCCAGAAGACGTTGATAGTGGCAAAGCAAAAATCGAAATCTCATTAGATGACATGCGCGTTGTCGATATGACTGAAGGCAATACTGCTGAAACTTGGCGGATTTTGTCTGAAACATACAAATCAACCAAAAATGCCCATAAAGAACATGAAGCTGCCAAAAAGGGCATTAAAGAGTTGATTGCAGACGATGTGAAGCTTGCATCAGGCCATGGGATCGAAGCGTCACGAAACAAACGTGGCGCAATAACAATCAAAGAGGTTTGATATGGCTGTTGTATATGACCTTTTTGAAGAACAAAAAAGCGAACTTGAAAAAGCTTTTGAAAAGTTTCATGCGAAAAACCCGCATATCTATCAGCTTTTCAAGCAATTTACGTTTCAAGTGACCAGAACCCGCGATCATTACGCAGTTGCAGCAATATGGGAGCGTATTCGCTGGCACTTAGATGTCGAAACTAACGAAGCAATGCGGAACCCTGATGACGAATCAAGGCCGCTAAAGCTGAACAATAACCATAAAGCTTACTATGTTCGGCTATTTGAAGCGGATTACCCAGAATACAAAGGGTTTTTCCGCACACGCAAACTCACAAGCAAGGAGTGAATCTATGAGTGACAACATGAAAATCTGGAACGCTGTTAAGGAAACTGACCCAGCGCACGTGAAAACCGTTCAACAACGAGGCGGTTTTTCTGCAATCGACGCACAGTACACAATTCAACGCGCTACCGAGCAGTTTGGAGCAGTTGGCGCCGGTTGGGGCTATGATGTTGAATATGACTACAAGCACCTTCCAAACGATGTCGTAATGGTTGTTGCATACGTCACGATTTGGCATGGCAAACCAGAAAACAAATTTGGACCAATCGCTGGCATGAATCCAATCCTAGACGGGAAAAAGCGCGTTGATGATGACGCAGCCAAAAAAGCACTCACAGATGCAATCACAAAAGGACTTTCGCACCTTGGCTTTTCTGCTGATGTATTTTTGGGAATGTATGACGATAACAAATACATCCAAGCAATGCGCGACAAGCACACAGCGGATAAAGAAGCTGAACACAAAGATCGCGTTAATGAAATCATCGAATCTATTAAGAATATGAATACAATGGAGGCGCTTTCTGATCTGAAATTTGACATTAAATCAGAGGTTGAACTAATGCCGCAAGGTGTTGCAGCAAAAGTTAAGCAAGCTTTTGCGGCTCAAGTAAAAAACCTAACCCAAGACGCAACATAAGGAGGTAATCATGAGCAGCGTAAACAAAGTAATTTTAGTTGGTAACGTAGGCCGAGATCCAGAAGTCCGTTTAACACAAAACGGGACAAAAATTGGCAATCTTTCTATTGCGACGTCTGAAAGCTGGAAAGATAAATCTAGTGGAGAACGCAAAGAAAAAACCGAGTGGCATCGTGTAGTTATTTTTGACGATCAGCTTGTCGGAATTGTCGAAAAATGGGTGAAAAAAGGAGACAAGCTTTATCTTGAAGGATCACTTCAAACCCGCAAATGGGAAGATAAAGAAGGAAACGAAAAATACACAACCGAAATTGTCTTACAGCGTTTCACCAGCAAACTTGTAATGCTTAGCGGTAAATCAGGCGGTGGATCGAAAAACAAAGACGAAAACCCTGCATTTTACACAAACGATGATGCTGGTGATCGTGATTCTGGCGAACTTAACGACGAAATTCCTTGGTAAAAACTGGACGGCGGCGGGGAAACCCGCCGTCTTTTTAACGGAGGACAATATGTCAAAAATTCAAGACATGAGAGAATTAGTAAATCTTCACGCTTCTGGGTTAAGCGACGAAGAAATTGCTGAAAGAATACCATACAGAAATGTTGATTGGGTGCAGGAGGTAAGGTCGTTCTTAGAATTGCCTCAAAACTTTCCAGTACGTTCGAGACGACAAGCTCAAAAGCCCGTTCAGTTTGAATCTATGGTGTCCCATTACGAAGCAAGCAAAAAAAAATCACGCAAATGCCTCAAATGTGCATCGTTGTTTGAATCAGAAGGACCTCAAAACAGAATTTGTCGGCTTTGCTCAAAAAAACAAAGCTTCAATCTTGGACAAGAATGGGTAGGAGCATCCTTATGAATGTTAACTATTTGGTTTTTCTTAGACCATCAATGACACCAGACCAACATGAATTGATTGTTGTTGGCGGAGGAGAAGAAAGACGCATCAAAATGACTCAAAAAATGATGCACAATCTATCTGTCGATCTAGTCAAAGCTTTAAATGTGTTTGAAAAGCCCTAGAAGGCCCGTACACGCGCATTAAAGCGTATTTGGCACCCAACACATACATACGGAGGTACAAATGCTCTACAAAGCCGCTTTTGTCGTTAAAGACAGGCCCGTGGAATATAAAGAAGGATCAATCCCAGAAATCGAAAAATGGGTTGATGATAAATTTGAGAAAAATTCAGTCATGTTTAGAACTGAATTTGGACCAATAGACCTTTTCGATAATGGGGAAAAAATCGGAACTGGCTATCAATGCAAAGACATGTTCGCTACGAAAGAGTTTCTTTGCATTGCGGTTCCGTTAAATCTTTACAACAAAAAAATCAAAAACAAAGGCAAAACCAAATGAAAACTATTAGCACACTTCAATATGAAGCTCACATGAACGCCAAAGAAAAAGGCTGGTGGGATGAGCCACGCAACAAAGGTGAATTGATTGCGCTTATGCACTCAGAATTATCCGAGGCGCTAGAAGCCTTGAGAAAACCAAATCAAAAAGATACCCATCTTCCACATCTTGATTCTGTTGGTGTTGAATTAGCTGATGTTATCATAAGAATTTTTGATTACTGCGGCGCATATAACATTAATCTTGAAATGTGTGTTCTAGAAAAAATGGAATACAACAAAACAAGACCGCACAAACACGGAAAAAAATTCTGATTTAGGAGGAAAAAATGAGCAAAATTACAGACGAGTATCTTTTGGAAGTCTGCCGCGCTATCTCTAGAGGGTTTGGCAAGAACGCGTTTCCTATGTTGGATGGCGTTCAAGTTAGCTGGGCGGTATGGCTGCGCCACGCGCTAGACCTTAACCAGATCGACACCCTAGAAGCGCGTGTCGCGGAGTTGGAGGGGATTGTCGATGAAGCAATTGATGGCTGGGCTGACGCAATGGAAGACGCCGCAGAAAAATCCTAGCGCCGCATCCTTCATCTTTTCCGCTGCGTCATGCGGTCGCCAAACCACCAAGTCACCGACGACACTGCCATGTAGATCACAGCGCCGACAATCTCTGCTTTGGTTCCAAGGTCTGCAATGGTGAAGTAAATAATGCCGAGCAAAACAATAAGGCCCACAGTAAGAATAGGACGCACCAAACGAAGGATGTCCACCACCCAGCGCGATGCTTTTCCGGTTGCGCTGTCGTGATTATAAGATGCGTTCCGTAATTCCGTTGCGGATCGGTCGGCTTCAATCTGCCGCTCATTCTCAAATTCCTTGTCGCGGATTTCAGCATTTAACTTCGTCAACTCCATGACGCGCTTGTGTTCCGCTTCTTTCTCTTTCATGTCGGCGTACCAAGTGAACGCCTTGGTGATGCCAGAAAAGATCAGCCCCAGCCCGCCGGTGCCAGCGCCAAATAATGCAGGGCCGATCAAGCCAAGAATAGTTTCCATTACCATGTTCTACTTCGGCCCATGTCAACGTGAACGAACGTATTGTATCTCATGCCAAAACCTTTAAAACCCGCCTGTTCCGCGCACCGCCGTATTAGTTCTTTGTCGCGCCCTTGCAGCTTGATGTCGAAGGCGCTTGGTCCGTTTGATCCTCTGAGAGTATGAGAACTGAAAGGTGCGCCCCCCACCTTTGAGTTCCAGTACGCTGACCGATATGCGGAAGAAACGGATACAGGACCGCCAATAAAGGACCGAAACATATCCAAAGCATCAAGTGCTTTAGTGTTAACAGCAATCTCACCTGTACCTTTACACGCTATTTCAGCGGGTTTGAAATAAACGCAAGGCCATGTTTTTTCTGGCATATCGTCCCAATGTGCAAATACTAGGATCATTTTTTCTTAGTCATTTTTATAGACTTGCCTGTTTTTTTGCTGGCTTTTTTTGCAGCAGCCATTCCTTTAGGCCCATAACCGTAACTTTTGTTTCCAACTTTTGGCATTAATTTTCTCCTTTATTTCGGGTGGGTGCCATTATGCATTCTGTACATTCTATCAGAAGCCTCGCGCAAATACGTTAATTCTTTTTTAACCTCTGCAATTTCACGAGAATGCTTGTCGAGGTTGGTTGGAGATAGTATGCCGCCTAGCACACCTACCTGATGCTTGAAAACAGCCGACCCGCTTTCGATTGTGTCAAGTCTGTCATTCATAGTGTGCATTTCTTCTTGAATAGCTTTGAGGTCTTCGATCACCCGTGCAAGCTGCGATTTCACAACAGCAAAAGCCCCTGCTAGCGTTGCAACGATGCTTATAAATTGAACGAGTTCTCTGGTTCCAAGTTCCATAGTCTTATTTTCCCGACTTACTCCCAGAACACTTCCACCTTTTACGGCTAAGACGCAACGGGCTATTAGGGTTCTTTGCTGCCTTGGGGTGCTGTTTCATTTGACCAGCCGACCTTGCACAGTATGCGTCACCTTTTGCAGTTCCCGGCTTTACCCGTGGGCCACCCCCTTTGGCTTTGCCAGCTTGACCGTAGCTGACTTTTTTGCCAGAGGC